GCGCCGCTGACCTGGATGGCTGGCGCGGTACCGGCAAGCGCCAACGTCCCAGCTGCCGGCGTTCGGAATTGATTGAACGTCTGGGCAAGCGTCGAAACATTGCCCGTCAGCGCGAGATTGGCCGCCGTCGGCTGCTTGGCAAGCGCGATCAGCAGGCTCGGCGCGACCGACGACAGCGCCAGGGATGCCGTCGCAGGAGTCTGGAGAAGACTCTGGGCAGCGGTTGGCGCAGTACCCGCTAGCGCGAGCGCACCCGCATTCGGCGCATATTGGAACGCCCGTAATAGGCTGGGCGCGGCACCGGTTAGCGTTAAGGATCCGCTAGCCGGGATCGGCTGTAGATTACCTCCTAGAGTCGGTGCATTGGCCTGCAGGGTTAGAGCAGCTGCGGCCGGAATATCGATAATGGCCAAGGTCAGCGACGGCGCCGGCCCGGTAAGGGTCAGGCTCGCAGCCGCGGGAGCCTTGGGGAAATCAATCCCGCCGACGGTCAGCAATGGCCGCGGTGTGCCGAACGATTCGGCGAAAATCTTCGGCCGTAGCTCAGGCCGTCGATGATAAATCGGCGACCGGAAAACGGTCGGAAGAGCAGCGATTACGCCCGGAGCGACACCGGACAGGGTCAGCCCAGCCGCCGCCGGAACGTACAACTGTCCCTGCGCGGCGATGGGCGCCTGGCCGGTTAGGACAAGCGCGCCAGCGGCAGGTAAATCCCCGAAGCCCTGGCTCAGAACCGGCGCTATGCCGGTGAGAGCCAGTGATCCAGCCGCTGGAAGATCGAATAGGCCTTGCGCAACGACAGGCGCTTGGCCGCTCAGTGCAAGCGATGCCGCGGCGGGCGAGTCAAGCAAAGCCGTTGCGACAATCGGCGCGACGCCCGTCAGCACCAGATTCGCAACCGCCGGGACTCTTGGAAAATCAACCGGGAATGCCGGCAACAGGTTGACTACGTCATCAACCCTGGCTTTTTGCGTTCCAGGTATTTTGTGATGGATCGGCCCGCGAAAAATATAGCTTACTGGCGGCGGCGCTAAAGTTGAAAGCAGCAGATTCGGATAATCTGTCTGCTGAACTTTCCGAACGGGCAGCTCCGGCAAGTCTTCGTTGGTGCTATCGGCAGCATCGGGGATCGTGCGAAAGGCGGTGACGAACACCGCAAATTGCTGCGCCGTGCTCGACAGCGTCGGAGCGTAAACGGCGGTTGCGATAGCGCCGCTTTGCTGGATAAAGCCGCCATTGACGCGCGAGCCGGCGCTGCCGCCAGTCGTTGCTTCGTTCGGTGGCGTGTTCCAATTCGCCGCCTGCGTGAACGTCGCGCTGCCGCCGGCAGTCGAGGTGCCGCTCGAACACAATGCGCCGATAAACAAATCACCGGCATTTGCCGGCGTGCCCGACGTGACAGTGATCGTTCCCGTCGTGCCGGTCGCATTGGCGCGCGCCGCAGTATCTTCAGGATTCGCGCCCTGCAGAATGCCGCTGAAATAACAAACCGAGATCGAGCACGATGACGCGCTTAAGTTGCGCGTATAGGTAATCGTATTGCCAGAGACCAATGCCTTCGAGTTGAAGGCAAAAAAGATCATGCCGCGGCCGTTGGCAGCGAGCCCCGCTAAGTTTGCGGCCTGCGATGCGTTCCAGGTATTGCTGGCGGTATCGGCTAGCGTCCCGCTAGTGCCGGAAGTGGATTTTTCGGTAACAACAACGACGATCAGCGAGCCGGCAGGAATGCCGCCAGCCGGAACGGTAACGGCAAGCGTGGCGCCGCTGGCACCGGTTGCGGTGCCGATATTGATTCGTGAATACACGGGCGTTCACCCGTCAGAGAGAGGCCTGGGCAAACAAAACACTGGTCGGCGGAGGCGGCGGTTCACTAAACTGGGGCCAGCGGGGGGTGAATGGCGCAACTGGCGGACCTGGTTGTATGCTTCCGTTTGCTGGCGTGCTGAGCGTGCCATTCCGTCCGCCTCCGGAAAGATCTGGTTCCGGCGACTGCAAGCCATCTAGCGGCCACCATAAACTCAAGTTCGCTGGCCTGATCGTATTCGGCCGCGCGCCCTTAGCTAATGCCAGCACTTCCGCAGGAGTAAGTTCTACGTTCCAAAGTGAGAAATCAGCAAACCTGACGTTTTGAGTGGCCCCGGAGGTGGTGACATAGCTGAATGATGTGGGAGCAGTGGTAACGAAAGTTGTGGCGCCACTTAATGTGTCTGCAACGCCATTGAAATAGAGATTCCAAGCAGAAGCACCTTTAGTGGCACAGACGTGATACCAAGTGTTTGCTGCAAGTACGACGGTGCCATTGGCATCACCTCCGCCACTAAAATTCTTAATAACGCATTTACCGGCATTGCCCGCCGCGTTGCACTCTACTGCATACCCATTATTGCTCTGATTGCCATTGCCAATGAATGTTGCGTCAACAGCGAGAGAGGTAAAGTACCACCCGGCGATCGATAAATTGGCCGTCGCCGTATTGCCGGGGGATGCTGAGTGGATATTGCAAGTGTTCAGACCGCGCGCCATTAAAGCAGCCCAAACCGTTTCATAATGGCGAAGCAGACGAGTTCGGCTTTCTGCTGGTTCGTGGCACCGGAGACAGGCGCGGGGATGACGGAGTTGAGCGCCTGGATGACGGTCTGCGCGCCGTGCCCAGCCGACACGGCAGCATTGAGCGTCAGATCGAAAGCATTGTCGATCTGCGCTATCGCAGCATTCAGATCATCGGTAGAAAAGTTAGCGACCGCGTTTTGCCCGACAAACCATTTGTTTGCCCAGAAAACGGAAGTGTCGCGGAGCTGCTGTGCGGTAAGCGTTGTCATTTGTTACCCCTTATTCCCACACGAGCGACATTTGCCAAACGCTCGCAGCGGCAAGCGTCCAGCTGGCGGTGTTAAAAGTCGCCAAGACCGTGGTGATTTGGTTGGCGGTGGGCGCGGTTGCGGTGAGAGTTAGCTTGTTCTCAATCAAGATATCGTTAGAACCTCCAGCCCAAGCCTGTGTAAACGGGTTCGCACTCGCCTCGGTGGTGAGCGTTGTGTTAGCGATATTCGCGGCAGCGCTGGTACTGCCGTCTTTGATTGTGTATTTGGCATTGCCCGTAGTAGCGTTAGCCATTGCAAGAACACGGAGCTTCAAGACGCCGGTTGGGATAACCTCCGGCATGTTAAACTGAAGTACTGCGGGTGCGTCGGCGGTCAGCGTGGCGATGACGCCAATCCCCTCCAGGGCACTCTGCGCCGGAGTCGTGCCGCCCGTCGAAATATAGAACGCCGGATAGAGCAAGCCCGAAGCACCACCAAGATAGATCGAGCTTGGAAGAAGCGGACCGCCTGCCATTTGTATGCTCCAGCTTAAAGTGTTTCGTAGATGATATGCGCGCCGATCGCGACCGCCGCAGTCGAGCCAGTAAACGAACTTAAACTAAGCTCCCCGAGCGGAGTGGTATTGCCAAGAATGCCAAAACGATCCTGGGTATTGGCGTAATTCGCCCGGACAATTCCGCCAAACGCATTGAACGTGAAATTCTTCTTCGCCAGCGTAACCGAATTGGATCTGATTGCTTGCGTGGCGCCGGTGATCGCACCAACGGCCGGAGCGGTCAGAACGCCTGCCGACGGATGCGTCGGGCCATTGCTGTTTGGCGTGGCAAGCGCAGTGGGCGTAGCGACAACAGTCGAATCGTGGCCGAGCAACATGATAAGCGGAGCAGCAGAGGTCGCTTGCCCGCCCATATAAATCTCGTCAACGAAGCTCAACTGCGTGCCGGTGCCGCCCTGCAGCGCCATATAGGTCAACGTGGTAAGCGAGGCAGCATCAGCCGTTCCCGCGCCCGGCGTGATGGTGCCGACGGCGAAAGCAAATGTGGACATGGTAGCCTTCCTTTCGTTGCAGAGCGCTTCGGCGCTCTACCGTGCAAGCTTGTTGAAAATGTTCTGCAGTCTCTTTGCCAAAGGCACGCAGGAGCCGGTCAACTTTCGCATCATTGCGCAACGGTCGCACATGTAAGCATCGTGCTCCATGCACCATTCGCGCTCGCGCGTGCGGCCGGGATTAAGAATAATATCGCCAGCGCAGCAGTGACAGATCGCAATCGCCGATTCAAACATCTGGCCGGCGCCGACCGCAGGAGCGTCCAACTTGTTGGCCTGGATATATTCCTGAGAGATGCCCGGCGAATTGCGATGATCAATTAACAAATACGCTTCGTTCGATCGCTTCGTTCTCAGCATTATCCGACACCAAATCCAGCCGGCGGCGGATTGAGTACAATGGGACCGCTATTCTTCGGTTTCGCTTCTCTCGACTTTATGTCCACGGTGGGCGGATCGGAGATCAACCTGACAAGCTTTCCGTCATCGCGTTGGATTACTTCCTGCGCCATGACTAGCCCGCCAGATTGAAGATCCCGGTTGCCGACGGCGTAATCGTCAGCGTGTTGTTGATCGTCAAATTGAACTGCGCCGTCGATAGTTGGCTATAGCAAACCAGCTTGCGCGCGATGGCCGATGCACCCGAGGCCCAGATCACCGCGAACTTGATGTTGCTGATAGTGCCGCCGGTGCCGGTCCATACCGTCGCCGCAGCATTGAAGCGCAGTTGGCCGCCCGACGCGCCTGCGGTCCAGGTCTTCGAGGCCAAGGGTTTGCCCGACGACGAATAACCGTTTGCCTCCGTCACCTCGCTGGTCACGCTCGAAATGATCGAGAGCGTTGCGGTCGCGGCGTTTGACGCCGACGTGTAGAGCGCAATTCGAAAATTGCCGCTGCCAAGGTTGATCGGGAACGCTTGCCCAAGGTTACGCTTAAATTTGTTGTAGTGTTTTTGTTACCGTGCGGCTCTTTATCCGCACATCTGCATGTCGCCATGCAGCCCAGACTATCTCATCATCCATTATGGGATGCAGCGCGCTCGTGGGTCCATTACTGCTTTCGCGCGGGACCTAGTCGTTACACCTTCCGCAACCCTTTGAGATTCACTCTCATACATTTGCGGCTTGGCTCGGTATTGTCTCAATTGAGAGGTTCACCGAATTCACGCTGTTTAGGGACCTCCTAACAATCAAAGGTCCACGCACCAACGGCCATTTTGTCTCTCCTATCTGATGAGTGGTGAAGTAATGCCCATCGCCTTGAGAACTTGTTTGGTCGCAACGACGAGCGGGACTTCGGGATATTTATCCCGAAACAGATTGACGGTCTTTTTCGCTTGCGGTCCATACCAACCCTTTACTTCCCAAAAGCATTCTTGTTCTGGCAAATAAAAGTCGACTGTATAAGTTTCGCTTCCGAGATTAAACTTTTGTGTTTCATATTCCCATTTAATCTGGCGTTCATCGAATACCTTTGCGAGCAAGACTTCCCACGATGACCGAAATGGAATGTCGCGATAATAAAATCGCTGTTTAGGATAGTATGCCGGCCTTCCAAAGTTTGCCGAGCTTATATTTGCCCGCCATTGCGCTGATTGCGGCCCACGCTTTATGCCAGTCCACGGGCCGGGCTTGCCAAGCTTGGCAGCTCGCATCTTCCCAAGAGTTTCAACACTGAACGTGCGACCCTTGGCAAACTGCGACATTTTCCGTTTGGTCTCATCGGATTGCGGACCGCGCTTTGTCCCCAACTTCGCCAACCGCATCTTCAATCTCGTTTCAGCCGTTGGCGGGGCTTGTCTTAGTGTTGCTGCCGATTGCCGCGCTCGTGTTTCCGCGCTCAACGTCCAATGCTTTCCCAGCGTCCCCATCTTTCACTTCCTCAACTTCTAATTCTGCGCCGGTTCTTACCATTGTAGCGATTAAGCCCGGACCGTGAACGTTTAGTTGGAATAATTCGCCACGCTCTTTAATAAGTTCAAGAAAATCCGTTGCCTGTTTGGCGTGCCACACGGAACAGACAAACCGTTGCGCGAGATCGTCGCGCCCCTTAGGGCGGCACCACACGCTCATGGTTTTTTCGTTATTGTTTTCCTTCTGCTCGTAGGCATGATGCTCGCCATCGAGCCAGCATGAATCTAGGCCGAATATTTCAAGCCGCTGGAAACCGAGCATGCGCATCAGCGATATGGCCCGCATCGAAACGGTAACGCCGATAGTCACCGGATTGTGCCGCTTGAAATAATATTTATCGAGCAGCTTAACCTCATCATCGCCGGCGCTCAGCGCATGCCAAATGGTGACGGTGCGATTGCGGCACGTCTCGAATGTCTTCGGATGACATTGCGAGGCCAGAAGATAGTGGCAATCATGCACCGGCGTTTCGACAAATCGCGCGTTGAACTCGCGCGCGTCCATGACGACCGCGGCGACCGGGCGGATATTGTGATCGATGCACCATTGATAGGCGCCGTTGACAGTGAATACTTTACCACCGGTTCGCCAGATGGTTTCGAGCAGTTCCTTCTCGGTAGTCTTGAGCGACGGCCCGCCGGCCACCAGAATGGCCACATCGGGATTGGGATCGTACGGCATGGCTTGCGGCAAGCCGCGCTTGATATTCTCCGCCACCTGCGCCAGCAATTGCTCATCGGTTACATTGACCCGACAGTCCGGCGAGAACTCGATTTCGCGGACCTTCTTCGGATCAAACGGAATGACATGCGTCTGCGCGGCGCCGTGCCTGCCTCGATTCATCGCTTCACCACATAAAGACCGGTCCCGCACAAATCGCGCGCCTCGACCAATTCGCCCAGAGTGGCAATGCGATCGCGCCACCAGGCAAAACTCTGCACGGTCAGGTGCAGCGGCTTGCCGATGAATTTGCCATAGCCGTCCTCATGCAGCGCTATTTGCAGCCACACGGTGCGGCAGGCCTTGAACATGCGGTCAAGCGCAAGCATCGTGTATTCCGGCGGCAGATGTTCCATGACATCGCAGCAAAAGCCATAATCCCAGCCCATCCTTCTATTGACGCCCCAATCGTCCCATAACGCGGCCTGAATAAAACGATTCCTGTCGATCTGCGGATCGAGTGCGGCATCGGTCAGGTCCAGCCACGAGACCCTAAAGCCGAGATTGGCGAATTTCATGCCGGCGCAACCGGAGCCGCAGCCGATGTCGATGAGCGTCGCCATCGCAATCGGTTCGAGCACTTCGATGAAGCGCTCGACGTTTTCCATGCCGGGCGAGTAGTTCTTGTATTCCGGATAGCTCCAGATTTCCTCATACTTGATTCTTTCCGGCGCCGTGCTGTCGGCAATATGCAACATCATTCTTAGACTCTCCGGAAAGCAAACGTGCCGATGTCTTCGCGGCCGGCGCGGATTTCCATATCGTTCTCGGCAATCAACTCGAAGCCAAGATCGTGCAAAATACTGATCAACCCATGCCGTGTGAAATACCAATAATGTTCGTCCTTCCTGAAATGCTTGGAACGCAGCACGTGCTCGGCATCGCGGAATATCGGCAACGATAGAAACAGCAGCCGTCTCACCCCGCCCAGCAACAGCCGAAAATCATGCATATGCTCTAGCACGTCCCACATCGACATCGCCGGCACGTTGCCGCCGTAAGGATCGTACCAGAGATCCCGCTTTTTCAGCCACGCTACGCCCGCCGGATTGATATCAAAACCGAACGTTGAATTTGGCCGCAAATCGTTTCGTTTCTCAATGAAAGCGCCAGAACCGATACCGACGTCGAGCAATGCACCGGAATAATGTTTGTCAACAAAGCTGACACGCGCCCGCAATAATTTTTGCCCAATCGGCTCCAGCGCCTGCCTGGCAAAACGGTCGAAATAAGCCTGATTGTAAGGCGATCCCGTTACTGGAAAATAGCCGATGCCGAGTTCTGGAAACCACTGCAGCCGATCTTCGGCGATAATGTCGTGCAATGTTGATTGTCGAGGAAACGGCAAAATTGTTCCATGAGATCCGGAATCGTCTTCTCGCAGTTGTGGCGCATGTTCGTGCATTGGCAGAACTTTTCCGGTTTGGCAAAACCAATCCGCGTCAGATCCATGGCCGGATCGGTGACAACACTCGGACCATTATGCGCGCCATGGCCGCCGAGGATCACGAAGGCCTTGACCTTGAGCGCAATGGCCGCTGGCACAATCCAACCAACGCCGCCGACCACAATGTCGGCATGACGTACGAGCGTCAGCAATTCCCGCACCGCCAGTTCGCCGCCGTGAAACTTATCGTGGCACGGCGGCTGCGGACCAACCAGAGTCTCGCTTGCATCGCAGTCGGCCACTGAGACAACCCGATGCGTGGCCATAAACTGTTCGGCGATCTCAGCGATATATTCCGGTTTCGGATTGCGCGCGCTGTTGAACCATTCATGGCGCACCGTCGCCGGGCGAATGAGCGCGATCGGCCGGTCGGAGACGACTGGACAGGGCAGACCCCAATCCGGCAGATCCCACTTCGACCAATCCGCCCGCACGCCAAAGCCCAACTGCAACGCACCGGGGATATTCTGGTGCGGGAATGCACGGCCGCCATAATTAACGGTCTTGATTTGCGACGGATAAAGCGCCGGCACGTTGCACCAGCGTCCGCCGGGCTGACGGGCGATGTTCTTATTCTGGGTGCGCAGTGACTTTCGTCCCAGCACGAATTTCACGTTCAGATCGGAGTAAATTTCCGGCCATGGCGTTTCGAGGTAAAGCTCGTTCGTCTTGACCAGCTCCTTGACGAATGCGCGAGCGTAAATGTTATCGCCAAGGCCCCATTGGCCACGGATCAGAAGCCTAGGCGGCGGCGCGGACATGGCCGAGCACGTCAGTCAAGACGACGGTCGGCCAGAACTCATAGGCCGAGCCGGGCGTGCCATGGCAGACCTCGACGCCGCGGGCTTTTAATGGCTCGACCAGCTGAATTATATCTGTCCTATGCTTGGCTTCCCAGCCGGGCAGCGGACGCCACGGCTGCGACCGATGGTGGTGGGTCTTGCCATCTGGCCCGCTTTTGCCATCGAGACCTAACAGCACGATTTTGGCCGCGCCGAGCTTGGCGGCCAATTCGATCGCCGCGGTCGCGGTGGTGAACTGAACGAACAAGGTATCGCGCGCATCATCGGTCGGACGGTTGCGCCGCGCCACGCGCAGCAACTGCGGCGATCGCGACGATTGCGAGCAGCAGATAATGCGGCCCTTCCAGTCGACCAATTGCGAGCGATAATGCTCATACCAGCGGGCGTCGGCGAAGATTATGAAATCGGCGAACGGCACCGCCTGATACGATGTATTGATCGCGATCATCCGCTGACCACGCAGCACTTCCAAGTCGATCAATCCAACCGAAGGACCGCCGGCAACAATGAATGCCGTCTCGCCGGTCCATTCCGGCGGGATATCCCAATATTGGGCAGTCACGCCGCGGCCGGGAACTTGTATGGCGCCAGCAGGCGATCGACTGCGGGCGGCAATGCGCCCTGGCCGGCGCCAATCCCTGCCGCCGTTTGCTGATAGAAGATCGTCAGGTCGCCATGCGACAGGCTGCGAATGCTCGGATCACCGCGCGCCTGCATGAAGCGCTGTTCTTTCATCAGCAGCAGACAAGCGAGCGCCAAGTCCGGCGGCGCGCCCGAAGGTAGGTCATAACCGCCAGTGTAAGTGACGGCGATGCGATTGTTGCCGTAACCATAAGGATAAGGCGACGATGTCCACGGCAGGAAATCACAACGCCGCCAAATGAAACCCTTATCCAGATCGGCATCGTAGAAATCCGGCGTCAATGTCTGGCCATTCTGAACGATCGAAGAGATCGCAATGACTGGCGGCCGATCGAGATTAAGGACCTCGCCATATTCGCCGGAGCGCATGATGAAGGTTTCGACCACGTCCTGCATGGCAAAGACCCGATCGCATTGATTGGCGATGATCTGTGACGCCGAAGTGATATGCGCCGCCACGATCGCGTCGTTCTCGACGGACGAAGTCAATCCGAGAAATGCATTGGTCGCCGTAACCGTGGTCAAGTCATAGACGCTCGAGGTCTGCAGCACCTGGACGATCGAATGCATCAGTAGCTCGCCTCTTTTCCAGCCGGTCCCTGAACGCCGGGCGGCCCGCGATCGCCATCCTTGCCGTCGCGCCCCTTGCGCGCATAGAGAATCCAATCCTTGCCCTCGCCTGGCCGGCACTTCGGCAGGTCGACAACGGCAAACCAGCTTGAGCCGCCCGAGGTCACACTGTCATCGCGGAAATATTCGCTATCTTGTTTCCACGGCCCACAATGTTTGCCGCGAATGCGTGTCTTCGCTTCTTTGACAACATTGCCGCGGGCGAACCGCGCTACAAGCGTGCTGCCGTCATCGATGAAGTCGAAAGTCACATCATCGAGGCAAAGGTTTTCGCCATCTTTGCCGGCTGTGCCATCCTTACCGTCCACTCCCACTCCGTCGCGACCATCCTTGCCATCGCGGCCCGGCAGGCCCGGCAAGCCATCGCGGCCGATGACGCCGGGATCGCCTTTGTCACCACGCTCGCCTTTTTCTCCATTCGAACCGCGCTCACCTTTTTCGCCCCGCTCCGGCTGGCGCAACTCCAGAACGCCGATGCGGCTTTTGAGACCCGCAACCTCGTCGAAACATTTGGCCAGGCGCTCGTTGACAATGCTGGCGAGTTCTTTCGCCACGCTTTCCTCAAGCTGCACGGGCAAACTCCTTGCGCAAAGCCTCGAGCAACGCCTGCTGATTGATCGGCCGCTGATCGGCCAGCATCGGCGCCGCAGCGGGGGGGACACCGGGCGCCGGCGCTGCAGGCAAGGCCGGCGCGTTGCCGCGATTGGCCAATGCCTCGAGCGAGAACATCTGCTGCTGCGCCATCAGCACGTCACCACCGGGCTCCGGCGGCAGATCCAAAATCTCGCGCGCCTCGTTGTGAGTCATGATGCCCTTGTCGACCGCCTGCGCCAGAGTCGTGATCTGCGTCTGGCTGTCCATGCGGAATAGACCGGTCAGATCGAATTCGGCATGATAACCGGCACCCTCGAGCGCCAGACCTTCGGTGAGGATGAGTTCGATGTGCTCGATCAAGCTCTGCAAGCATTGCTTGTAATATTGCAGATCCAGAAGTTCGGCGTTGTTATAGTTCGGCGGGTCCTTGACGCCGACCATGAACGCCGGAATGCCGAACGCGGCGCAGATGCTTTCGTCGCTGTGCTTTAATTGCTCAATCAATTGGCTATCGACTGCGTTCTGCTGCATCGCCTCGAATTTGAGGCCCGAGCCAAGCACGGCGACGCGGCCGGAATTGCCTTGCGAATATTCCTCACTCCAATGATTCTTGAGCCGATCCGCGGTCGCCTGCGGAATATCGCCCGGCGCCGTCAAGACACCAGACGGCCGCGCTGCATTGGTGAAAAACCGCGCCGAGAATTCCTGCATCGACAATCCCGCAGACGCGGCTTGCGAAGTCGAATAAAGCGGCGACATGCCGAACAGCGGATGGAATAGACAATTGATGCGGTCGTGCATGATCTCGCTGTCGGGGACCATCACCTTATCCGCCGGCACCCCGGCCAGCGCATCAGCATTCAATTCGTAGAATACCGAACCATCCGGCGCGACCAGGACGCGCACGCGATACGGATCGAGCACGTACATCGCCGCGACGACATTGCGCGCATCGCGTTCTTTCAGAACGTAGGCATTGCCGGTGCGCAGCTTGGAAATAATCCAGCTCTCGTAAAACTGAATGCGCGTCTGGTAACGGTTCGGCTTGTTGAGGATCGGCGAGAATGCCGCTGCGGTGGTTTCCTTGGATATGTCGCCGATATCGGTCATCAACTTCAATCGCATCTTGGCGATATCGGCGGCCGGCATGGTCACGCAGCGATATAGCGTCGCGTTCTGCAGCGGATTGCCGATGACCAGCGGCCGGTTTTGCTGCCAGGCGCCGGCGAACGGCTCGCGAACAACCGGAAACCAACCGCGATCATAGAGCGAATTCGACGGCAGCGCCGGCATCTGCTTGCGCACCGTAACCTCGAATCCAAACAGCTTCATTCTTCGGCCACCATGTCGCGACGCTTATAAATCCGTTTCTTTTTCGGTTCCGTACCGTTGCAATCCTCGGCCAGTTGCGCCGAAAGCAAGACATGGCGATGCGCATCGGCATCGCCATGCTCGTTGACGAGCTTGAAGACGTCGCCCGTTGCAAGCTTACGGTCGGCGTATTTGAACGACTTCAAGGCTCGCATCATCATCCGGTGACGGCTCCGCCATAGTTGGCGGCATTGATATAATAAACGCCCTTATCACGGCCGCGTGCCCAGGTGATGTACTGCTCAGCCCGCACGAACAGCAAGTTTTGCTGGAATGCGGAGACGAGATGCCAATCGGTCGAGGTCGGGTTGTCTTGCATCTCGACCGATGCCTCATTCGACAAATCGATCTGAATGCCACCATCGTCGGCAAGCAGAACCGACGGCGGATGAATCGCCGTGATCTGCCCCGATGGCGAGTTATTTGAGGTTATGACCTGCACACCAAGAATCGAGCCGCCCTGGCCATTAACCTCGGGGAATTGGCGAACGCCGAGCGTCGTCATCATAGTACCGATTGAAGTCGCCAGCACCGGCTGCATGATCAGCACCAGACCGTCGGTCGGAATATTGTACTCCTGGAAGTGGAACAGAATCTCACGAATGTCGTGAATGACCGCCGTAATATCCGTGCCCGACGCCGCATCGTGATCGCAAGTGTTCGTTATCGAGGCCGGATTTTGGCCAACGACAGCAGCCACCGACGGATCGATGAACTGGACATCAAGAAACTTGGCGATGCCCTTGGCCAAATTGTTGCGCACCAGGGTTTCGATCGATGGTGACGAGAACTTCACCAACTCATCGGTGACGCCCATGATGCAGGCGGTCTTGGCGAAGCTTAACGACACGAAGTCGAAGCTGCCGGCAGCGAGCGGCTTGGACCGGCCTTCCCCGACCCATTGCGCCGTGATCACCGAGTTCTCGCGCGGCACCCTCGAATTGAACGGCACCCGCGTGAGACCGGGAATACGGCCCATAAAAGTTTGCGGCACCAAAAACTCGAAGAAGTCAGCGACCAGATTTGCCGGATAGACCAAGGCGCTGGCCCAAGTCGTCCCCGTCGTCGTGCCGGTCGCCACTGCGGCCTTGGTCCGCAAATGGTTTTCCACTTGCGGCCATTGCCCGCAAAACTGGCGTGCCACCGAGTAAACATCGCGATGGTATTTAATAGCATGCCCTTCGCAAGCCAGCGCCTTGATCAAGCCGAGGCCGTGATCGAGCACCGGTGCTCTGACCTGAATGCTACCCGGGTTATGGATTTCCATGCTGCCGTCGCCGACGACTGGCTGCGCCCGCATGATCATTTCTTTCTCGATCGTTCGACAATCGGCTAATTCGCGGTCGATCGCCTTGATGGTTGCCGAATGCTCATCGAACGCGGTCTGTTCGGCCTCGTCCTTGGTGCGATCCTCGTCGGCAACCTTTGTTTGAATGGCATCGCGCGCGGCCGCTTCGGCGGCACGTTTTGCCTCGAGATCCTTGAGTCTTTCTGAATTTGTCTTAGTGGCCATTGTCGTGGCTCCAAGCTTGATTGATCGGGATGCCAGGACGCTGGCGGGTTTTTCCTTTTTCGCCTTCGGGCTCGACGGAGCCGGCACGGTTTCGATCAGCTTGCAATCGCCGGACGCGGCACGCAGCGACTGATCGATGGAACGGATAATGGTGATGGAGGCTTCGGCATTGGCCGGGATGGTCACGGCGGAAAGCTCGAGCCAGGACCATTCGTCGTATTGCAGGCCGCCGCCCTTGAGATAGGTCACTTTGTCGGATGGCGCGGTGTAGCCGATCGATACTGCGCGAACGAGACCGGCCTTGATCGATTGCCAGGCCTCGTCGAGTCGGTCTTTCAAGCGGCCAGGCTCGGTGACGTTGGCGATCTTGGCGCGGAACGGAATACCGGTCTCGCGCGCCTCGGCCCACATCACCTGCCCGATCGGCGATTTGCTGTCGTGCTGCCACAATAGCGGCATCGGCAGGGCAAATTTTGCCCCGAGCGGATTCATGATGTCGCCGATACGATCA